TGGACTTACTCTTGCTGGAGGTCTTCTTCGCCTTGGCCTTCGCCTTCGGCTTCGCCTTGCTCGTCTTGGCCTTGGCCTTCACCGTCGGCTTCGACTTGCTCGTCTTCGCCTTGGCCTTCGCCTTCGGCTTGCTCGTCTTGGCCTTGGCCTTGGCCTTGGCCTTCGGCTTGCTGGTCTTGGGCTTGGCGGTGCGAGGGGCGCGAACGCGCTCCTTGATCTTCACTTCCACTTCCTCGACCTCAAGCGGAACCGCCGACCGACGGCTCGACTTGACCGCCGCCCGAGCCGCAGCCATGCGCTGCTTGCTGGTCTTGGCGCGGGGGCCGGAGGGCGAACGATCGGCGGCCTTCAGCGCAGCCTGGCGAGCGACGTTCCGAGGGTCCATAGCCTCGGGGCTAGCAAGCGCGCCCACGCGATAGGGACGAGCGCTCTTCGGGACCGTGCGACCACGAGGAGCCTGCGGGCCCCAGGCTTCCGGCCCGGTGTAGGCCTTGGCATTTTGCTGCATGGCGCGACGCAGCGCCTCGATGTTGTACGCCATACCGTCATCTCCTCCGTTGCCCACGAGACGCTCGGGGTGAATCGGCTTGCCGAGCACCGTGCCCCGCTCGTCGACCGAATAGAGCCGAGCGCTCTTGAACTTGTCTGCGTTCTTCTGCCGCCACTTCGCGGCAGAGCCGACGCCCTGATACGCAGGCGACACGTGCCGGTGCCCCATGCCGCGCCCCTCGATCCATTGGAACGGGTTCTGGCGCGGCTTGCCGGGGTTGATGACGGTCATGTGCGTCACACCGCCGACATTGGGCTCCATGTTGTTGGACCGCTCGTACTTGCGAGCGGACGACTTGGAGCTTTTGTTATAGACTAGGGCCATTTTGGACGCACTTCGCCTGCTCGACCCTGTTCGCAGGCGAGGCGTGTGCCCCGGGTCTTCGAGCACAGGTTTTACCCTGCTCGCCTGCACGGTGTCAAGCTTGATTCAGAACTTTTTCATCCGGCACGCTTCATCTTGCCCGTCGAGATGGCGGCGGCCTGAACTTCGATGGTGGCGCACGCTTGGTTCAGTTCACTGAAGCGCTCCATCATGGTGGCGCGTGCGGATGCCAGGGCTGCTTCAAGCAGATCTGAGGTTTCGTCCACGTGCATGGGCACTGGGGCGCCAGGTCGGTACGAAGACCGGATCTGATTCAACAAAGCATCTCGTCTTGAAAGGTTGGAGCGCATGGTGTTACCCCCTTGGACGGTTACTTGTCTTCGAGTCGAGCTACAGCCGTGGCCAGGTCTGCAACGGCGCGGCTGAGCCTGTTCTGCGCGGACAGAGACTCCTCTTGAATCTGCATCAGAGTCACGATGGTCTTCTGGGTGTCCTCGACGCGGGCATCGTTGGCCTTGACGAGGTCTCTGCGAAGGCTTGCAATCTCGAAGCTCATGTCGGCTCGGAGCTTGTCCTCGCGCTTGTATTGGTTGCTGATCGTCCACCAGTAGAGCAAGGCCAGGGCAACAAGGGATGCCCCAACTGGCCCGTCACTCATGAGGATGCCCAACGCTTGATCGATGATCATCCGTCGATCCCGTCCTTGATGACGCGCAGCTTGCCGCCCGCCATCACGCAGAGGAACCCAACGGACCCATCAGGCTGAGCCTCGGGGGAGTAGACGGCGAGCATGTCGCCCTTGGGGGAGCAGAACAGGTAGGTGTTACGCGGGTTGCACTCGTAGACCTCGCCGTCGTCGTACCGGCGCACGAAGAAGCCCAGGCACTTGCCGAGCATCGTCATCGCCTTGGGGTAGGACACGGGCGGGCCGCTGCGATGAACCACAAGGTCGGGAGCCAAAACCCCACCGACCTCGTTCTTGGCTAGCTGACGCACCTCGGCAGTTGCAGAACGCGCGGGCTCGTACATCCGAACGCCATGGCCAGGCTTGTACTCCTGGTTTTCGATCGGGTCGTGGACGTGCTTGTAGTCGACGTCCTCGCCGTCCTTGTACCACTTGTCCGTGCGGTACATGACCGACACGCAGTCGCCCACGCAGATCAGCTCCTTGGGCAAGTCGTGGCGGATCTTGATGAGCCGCAGCGGGTCCTTGGAGTGGAAGGTGTGGTACTTGTCCATCGCCTTCATCAGATCTTCCGCCGCGTCAGCCGGCATCTGATCGGGATCGACAGAGCTTCCGAAATCCGTGTTCATGGCGCCGTCGAAGTCCTCGACCTCGTCTCCCTCGGAGACGCGGCCGTTCGGGCGCATGGGTAGGGTTCCGTCGTCGAACGGGTCGAAAAAGTCAGCGCGTCGCATTTCGGTCTCCAAACAGCTTGCTGATCAGCCAGCCCGCCGCGAAACCAACTGCCGCGGGTACTGCCCAGCCACGACCGGCCCCTGACGAATCGTCCACGCCTCCCATGCCAGGAACCCCTGGCATGCGGCGGATTTCGCCCTGACAAAGATGCTGATGCCCGACGAACTTCGCATCCCGAGGAAGCTCCCGGGTAGCCAAGTCAGGGTCTAGGCCGATTGGGCTTGTCTGCTTGGGCTTGGGAGCAACCGGATCGTCGCCCACGCTCACCGTGCCTGGCGTCGCAAAGACGGCCCAGGCGTTCTTGTCCCAATCCCATGCGCTGTACAAAGCCATGACCGACTCACCTTAGCACGGGCGTATCAAACTTGGCCACCGCGCTCGATGTGGCGCGCGATCTTGGCCCCAGCCTTGTTGAGCAGCGCCCGAACCCCGAAATGCAACGGCTCAGGCAGTTCGCCCAAGCTGAACCAGCCGTAGTCGTCGTTCTCCTGGTCGAGCTTGCACTTGAACTCGCTGTCCGAGAACGCCACGTAGTTGTCGAAGGTGAAGTCAGGCTCGCGGTACGTGAAGACGGGCTCATCCATCACCGAGAGCGGCCCCTTGAAGCTCGTCTCTTCGCGCGCCTCTCGGATCGCACAATCAAGCGTGCTGCCGTCTTGCTCTTCGCACCGCCCGCCGGGCAGGCCCCACGTGTGCGGCTCGTTGACGTGCTCGCTGCGCAGGGTCAGCAAGACACGTCCGGTGCCCTTTGCCACGATGAGCGCGCCAGCGGCAGTCCGCCCCCACCGACTGTTCGACCGAAGCTGCTTGCCGCCCACGGCCTTGTCGACGTTGACACCAGGCGTGCGTCGCCCCCAGTTGAGCAGCGCGACAACCCGCTTGTGAGTCGCGTGGTACTTGCCGGTGCCGTACTCGGCGCCCTGCTTCTTCATCTGCGCTTCGTGGCGCTTGACGAAGTTCACCGCCCGCATCGCCTTGTCCCACATCTTGGGGGTCCAGCGAGCAGGGGGCGTGTCCTTCATCTGGGCAAGGAGAGGAAGCTCAGCGCGAATGTGTGGGAAGGAGGCGTCTTTGCTGCGCGGGTCTTTGGCCCAAGCTCGGATCTGAGCGCCGCTCATGTTGATGATGCGGTTGAACTCGCTAGCAAGAGCCGGGTCGTGTACCGCTGCGCGGCTGGTCTTGCGGTTCTTCTTGAGCTGCGGGGCAGCGGCCTTCTCGACAATCTGCTGAAGCTCGACCATTGCCTTCGGATCGCGCCTGGCCTTCTTCATCAGGTTGTAGATGCCGATGGCCGGAAGGCTGACGCCGACGCTTGTGGCCAAGATCTGAGCGGCGCGCATGTACTTGTCGTCCGACAAGCTGGCCTTGCCGACTCGGGCCGCACCTGAGATGCCAGGCACTTTTTCGACCGACGCGAAGACCGTGTCGCCAAGCTCGACGACATTGTCAACCAGCTTGTCGATAGCTCCCTTGAGCTTCGAGGAGACGGTTGGCTTGCTCGTCTTGACCGGCTGAATGCTCGCGCCGCCGTTCCGCTTGAGGGGGCGGCTGGTGCGGCGATGGACCATCATCGGAGCCTCGACGTGCGCCTTGGGTGGGCGTTGCGCTTCATGCGGCTCGTCTTGGCTTTGGCGCGGGCCACAGCCACCATGGCGTGCGGCTTGAGTTTGGCCGCGTACTCTTCGACGCGGTACTCGGTCTTGCCGCTGCCGTTGACGATTCGGATGACCACCGGGTACTTGTCGTGGTTGTCCACGAGCCAATGGTACTCGCCGGATGCCTTGCTGCCGATGCGCATGCTGGTGAGGGCGCCGCCAACGGTGGTGCTCTTCTTGAAGGGGACGATCTGCTCGCCCTTCTTCGCTCCCCATCCGTACTTGTAAAGCCCAGCGGGCAGCTTCTTTAGCTTCGACACCACTCCGGGGGGCAGGAAGGTGAGCTGCTCTGCCTTGTGAGCGTCGCGCACCGCCGCCACGGCGTTATAGATACCAAGCTCGGTCTTGGCCTTGAGCGGGGCTGCCTTGCGACTGGTCTTCTTGGTGGCGTTACGGAACATGGGGTTCGTCT